CATAGCATTTATTATTTGTGTTATAATATACATTTGGAAATTTACAATAATATCCAACTTGAATATCTTTTGCTTTTACAAAATCATATTCTCCATTTAATGTCGGTGAGCATAATATTGGATGCTCTCTTGTAAATGTTGTAGTTCTATAAGAGTTGGCTGTTCTGATAGTGTATATATCTTCGTTTTCTTTATCGTAACGCTATAAATTACGTATATCAACAAACTCGCCATCTCTATTTATAAGCTTGTCATCAAGAGTTACATCTTCTACATTTACCAAGCCTCTTTGTGTACATACTTTTTCTCCTGGCGTTAAACATCCCCCTATATACAATCCAAATGGAGGATCTTTAATTGGATATTCCCATATTACGATTGAACCATGTGGCTTATCATCTTTCTTTAAATGATATGTTGTTATATCGCCAGACTTCTTTTCAGTAGCTTTAACCTACCCTTCTCCATCCCAAGCTAAGTCTACTACATGCTTCATATTTCGTAGCTTCTCGTTGGTTCTAATACGTGTTAATTGATTCATTAGCAACTATCTTGGGAAGATGTTTTTACCAAGCTCCAATACAGCCTCCTACGGCTTTAGCGGACGCTCTGATATAAATCTATCAATAGATGTCTGAGATGCACCACCATCTTTTACTTTGTTTCTTTGAGCAATAAGTTCTTCTATAGCTTTCTCTTTAATACTATTACCATACTAATCCATGAACTTCTACTTACCATTCTAATCAGTAGATTCCATATTAGACCATGACGGAACAAAGAATCCACATTTAGTCTACTCTTGGCCATCATCCCAAATGTTCGGGAAAGCCAAACAGTTAAACGCTTCTGGCTTATAGAATAAATTCTTAAGACCATCAAAAGCACCACCTTCAGTACCACCAGTACCGAAAGCAATCAAAAGACCAAAAGCTACACCGTCGTCAGTTTCTACAGCAGGCTGTTCAACTCGCCATGCTGTTTCAAGATTAGGGAACTTACCACCCTCTTCAAATAGTACAAGCTTACCACGAGTACCACGAAGTCTTTCAGGATCATTCTTAAGTGTGATACCTGTTATGCTCGACAAGTAACCTTGCTCAGTCTACTTACCAAACTCATCAGTAATCTTAAAACCAGCAACACGTTCCATACGTGTGCTTGTAAGACGTTGTTTTGACCAAGCTGTGTTCTTATCTATAAAGTCCATTATTTGCCAAGCTTTAGTAAGAAGACCATCACCAATTAAGAACTTCTATTCTGAAGCTACAGCAAAACTTTTAGATCCAGGTATTAACTCATAATTACGTACTAACATAGATGCTCCTTTAAATGAGTATCCACGCTGTCTTGACTTAAGCACAACTAAATGCTTACCTTCAGTTTCAGCCTCTTCTATGGCGTTAAAGTAATAGTAGTCGTAATCCCAGAAGTTTGGGAACTCTAATATACGTTCACGTCTTGTACGTTTATTACCATATCTATCTGTATACTCAACCTCACTAAGTTTCATAATTGGGCTATAGTTAAGATAAAAGTAATTATATCCACTTATAGCATCACCATCAGGAGCAACATATCCATATAGACATCTATTAGTTTCTTCATCCCAGTACTTTATATAATCAGTAGTTCCTGGAGGAGCTAATGTATAAGCACCGTGCTCTTTAAAGAATATAGCTGCCTATCTAAATTTATCACTATTATAAATCTTCTTATTAAAGTCAACCATAATTATTTAACTGTTTCATATAGACCGATAACACCACCACCTTTAACCTTACCAGATTCAAGCTGTTCTGCTTTAGCTTGCTTCATAGCTATATCTAATGATTTAACTACTCCACTAACATCTTTAAGTATTCGTGTGATTTTAAGTGCTGTGTCTATATCCATACTACCTTCTGAATACTAATTCAGAGTTTCAATCAATCCCTCTGCTGCTGACTATGAAGATGAAAGCAGTCTGGTTCCAGGAGTCTGTTGAAACTCCTGAAACCTTTTTGCTAATATCATCATTTCGGCAGTAGGTTTATATTTATCATCATTGAACATATCTTTACCTACAACAGACTATCTTTCTTTCTCTGGATAAGCCTCGTATGGACTATTCCATTTGTATAGCCAAATGATATATTCAATCTCTTTTAGCGCCTAAGATTTATCTTCAGCATTATTATAATACTCCTTAAATGGGGGTATAGCTAAATCCTAAGTGCTAAGCTTTATCTTACCACCTTGTATATCAAACATTATTAAATATTTTTAGCTAATATTTCACCTGCGTGTATATTATCACTTGTAACACCAGTTACATATGGATCTAAGTTATCAAGATCATCTTTAGTAGTAGCTGTCCATACTTCAAGGGCGCAGTTTTTCTAAACAAGCTTATCAACTGCATCGGCGTCAGCAACTTTTAGATTATTAATGTTTGCATCTAAGAATAAATATGCTTTTGATGCTACCGCATCATTATTATATTCATCTATCTTACTTAAAACAGTAGCCCATGCTGCATCAGAATTTTTAAGCTGTCCAAAATAAACAATACCATATCTATAACTTTGATCTTCACGCGCCATACGTAGAAGTGTAAAAGGCACAGACGCTATAAATGTAGCATTGCCTCTTAATCCATATCTATTAACAATATCAAGTACTTTAACACCGTACCCCTTACCATTATATCTTGGATTTGTATCTAACGTGTTAGTATCTGCCATCTTACCTTGCTTTAATTCAATGTATGGATGCAAACCGCATTCTTTACATGTCTTGCAGAACTCTTCAAGTGTATCAGTCTTCTCATTATTAGGACCATGGAAAGCAAGTATTTCAGCAAGTGTATGTTCTTCATACTTGTAAGAACCTTGAGTTGTAGTAACTGTTCCGTTTGTCCAGCCAGTTGGAAGATATGGATCATGACTAACAATAAACTTACCATCAGTTGTCATGTATGTATCAGTCTCAACATATCTCCAACCTTCTTTTGCAGCAGCTCTAAATGCAGCTAAAGAATTAGCTCTTTCAAGTTTATGGAAACCTTGATGAGCTATTCCACGCATAACCTTATCGTCGTTAGTATGATCTTTCTTAGCATCAGTTTGAAGTGTAGGTTTAAACTCTGGATTAGACGTTCTTAACATTACCTTTCCAAAAGATGGTAAATTGTTTGTTTGAACACCAGGATTATCATTTGCTGTAGCTATTAATATTACATAATGGCTATCCGTAGTAATTGTATATTTCTTAGCAGCAGCATTCCAATCTGCCATACCAAATCTGTTATCAGAGATCTTCCAGCCAATATACATTCTAAGAGTATCTGGAATAGTGATTACATCACCTTGCTTTAGATCTGCTTCAAAATAAACACGCTTTACACCTTGACTTATAGACCACATTGATAGCGGTTTAATAGTAACATTACCATTTATAAATTCAGATGTTATATCTACGTCCCAAGGACCATTACTATTTAAAGATACTGCTGTTTCTATATCAGAGATAACTTGCTGTAATGATTTAGTATTACCTGCATTTATACTTGTTCCATCATACCCTCCAATACCATTTATATATAGATTAGAGTTATTATCATTAAGTATCGTTAAAGCGTTCTTTCTATTATCAAATCCATCTCCAGCGCCTACTGTAAACACTTTATTTAAATTAGGTTCTCCTGGATCTTTATAATTATAACGGCCAATAACAGCAGATCCGCTTATGTTATTAAAATTACATAATCCAACTCCTGCTACGAATGACTATTTTGTTTTATATATTGAATTTTCAAGTCCTAATATAGTACTATAATTAGATTCATTTAAAATACAATTAAAATTTCCAAATATAAAAGAAGGCGTTTTTTCTATAATATTTGTATAAATAATAAGTGTATCAAATTCTGCAAATATTTTAAATAGTTGATCTGGCTTCATAGTTATGTGATATTTACCATCAATAATCTAAGATGATTCTATATTGCAAGAAATAGAATAATTATCGCCAGTTTGATTTGGTGTTTTTAAAATCTAAAACCCATCAGATTTTATAGCCAATCTAGAATTTACATAAAAAAAATAATTTTTATTTGCAATAAACTAACCAATCTCGTTGTTATCAATAATAAATTTAATCTTTGTTTTATCTGAATTAACATACTAAAATTTCCAAAAATATGTATTATTAGATCCAAATATATACGATCCATTTGCAGAATTATATCCACCATTACCAAAAGATATGCTATTAGATTTTATTATATTATTAAATCCAGCAGCTATTGACGATCTTCCAAATGAATATAAGGTGCTAACATTTGAAAACGCATCTAATAATAATGAATTATATTTATTTTTTAAATATATTCCATTATCATTTGCATCAAAAATATTAAAAAATTGCTATTTTGTAATAAAATCTTCAGTATTTATATTATTACTTGTTCCATTACTACCAGCCAAACTTAATGTAGCATTAGCATCTAATACATAACCTTTTGGATAACCTTTACTCTCATTACCGATAATAACATTAAGATTTTCTGGATATATTAAACCGCCACCTGTAAGTGCGGAATTAACTAATTTTGCTGTATTCATATTATTATATTAATTTAATCCCGCATCCATTATACGGTTTTATAATTATTTGTTATATTATTATTAATCAATGTCTTAGGATTCTCATGTACTACATAATTATTACTATAGCCTCTAAATACATTACTAAATCTCTAATTACCAGAATATTGAGAAGTACTTGTATATCTATTAGATGGGAATACTGCTATAAATTTAAAGTATCCCTAATTAGCATAATTTACATAATCCTAAACAAATGCACTATTTATATCTGTTAAGTTTGTAAACTTCTGGAATACAGAATTAAATACTACTGGGTTAGCAGATGTACTTTCTGGAGCTTTAACCATAGCAAATACTCTACTAATATTTCCAAGCGTATTATTTGATATGTAATTAAATGCTGTAAATACCTGATTTGGATATACAGAAGTATTTGCAAACGTACCATTCAATGATGTTATATTAGGAGCGTATTCAAAGAAGTGTGGTGGAATTACATATACATCACTACTGCTACTACTCTTTGAAACTCTTGTTAAGCTTGAGCATGTATTAAACATGTTTGACAAGTCTTTCTTAAAGTTCTTAAATGGAAGTAACAGTATATCTGGTATTCTACCTCTAAGACCAGATTCGTTGTAATGTGGCCATTGTGGACCGCAGTTATTAAATATACTTGTAATGTCACAATTACCATTACAATATCTAAACAAGTCTGGAGCACAACAGAAGTTTAAGCTACCATTAACAACATTATTACCTTGTCCTATAGATACTAATATTGTATTAGGATCATGTTCGTAATCACCATTATGTTTATTATCTTTAGTAGTTACACCATCATAAGACCACATTATAGTTTCATCAATATTATCGTAGCTTGTATTAATAGAAATAACGCCGCCTTTGTATATAAACTTAAATGGATTATAATTCTCGTTGTGTATCAACTCTGGATCATTGTTTATATATGGCTCTATTCTACTATTTGCAAATGCATTCTACAAACCAAGTATTGATGTATTTGGAGCTTCAGTAGATACAACTTGTTTGAAATACAATACACCTTCTGGGTTAGTTACCTCTTCCCAATTTCCAGCATTCTTACTAAACCACTTAACTACATTGTTAGTATTCTCCATCTTAACTTCACTACCATCATCTCTTACTATATTATATATGATAACTTTTTTATTATCCCTATACTCAGAATCAGTAGTTAATGTTCCATCTTGTATACCATAATAAGTATTACTTATAGTTCTACTACCGTGATAGAATAATCTATATGGTATATAACTCTAATTACTTTCAGAGTATGATGAGTTTGAGAATATACCATTAGCATACTAAAGATTAGGACAATTAGCAAATCCATTAGATGTCAACTTATATGTAAACTTGACATCTCTAAACAATCCAACAACATTATTAAGCTTTGTATTATTTAAGAATAATGAACCTGGAAGTTCTACATGGTTACCATTTATCTAATTAGGCATTGTTGTATATGCAAAGAATCCACAACAATTCTAAAGTTTAGGACAATTCTTAAATATATCATATGGGAACTGACCACTAACAACTTTATTACAACCAGAGCCAAATGTAGTCTAACTATAATTGTTATCTACACAATCTATTGATGTAAGATTTACAAATCCTTTGAAAGAGTCATTGTTTATATTAAAGGTAACTCCACCGTTTAATTTCTCAGAAGATAAGAATCCGTTTATTCTTGTAACATATTGTGGGTTCTTAAATATTCTTGTAAAATCAATTACACCATGACCGTATTTAGCTGTAAACGATATAGCTACTTCAGAAACATTTGTTGTTATGTTTATCGTATCATAGTCTATATAATTAGCATTTACAAATCTACTTATATTGCTAAGGCTTGTTAAGTTCTTAAAGAAGTCTTTAAGATTACCATATAAAGATGGATTAGCTTTAAACGATTCATCAGGATTATCTTTTACTGCTGTATTAAATACATCAGATGTATTAAGCGCATTTGTATTGTTTACAATTACATTACTTGTACTACTTAATAAGTATTCAACTTTATTTATCTTATAGTCTTTAGAGCTATGTCTAAATAAGAATCTATCAAATACTCCAGTTGTCGGTCCAGTCCAAATATCACTAATATCAACAAGAGAATCTACAAGTGGACTAAACAATCCATCATCTACAGTTACGTTCTCACCAACAAAGTGCGGAGAGTATAATACTGCACTGTTTCCCCAACATCCAGTAAATGTATCGTGTAATGAAGTAATACCTTTAGCAAGCTTAAACATATATCTATTAGGAGAGTTATCAGCTTGACTTGTTTTTTGGAACTTAGCATTCTATACAAAGTAGAACATTGTATCAAGATTCTTAAGTGAACCTAAATTCTACATTGTGTAATATATATCAAATAAAGTACATGCTGTACTAGCATACATTGACAATGCATTATCTACATCTTGAAATGTAATATTTGTCTGCTTATTTGATACATTTATAGGCATAACAAAGTTATCATCAGGTATAGCGTTATTTGTAATAATCTCACTTGGAAGTTTTACAACATGCGTATTATCTGATATAGCTTGTACATTCTTACCTTGGAAGTTAACGGTACTTGTAGTTCCGTGTATAGAGAATTTAGTTAATCCACTAAAACATTTATTACATTTAACAACTATATTACCATATACTCTTAACAAGTTTTCACACTTCTCAAAAGTATTAGTTATATATGCAGGTCTATTAGCGTCTGTAGAGAATTGAATTTCTTTAACACCAGTATTATACTGTATGTTAAATTCTTGTATACTTGAAAAATTTGATAAATCAAGAAGCTAACCATTGTTAAAATTACTAATAGAAGTATTATTTAAATACAGTTTAAGTATATTCTACTGATTACAATTAGTAATATTAGCAGTCTTTAAGTTATAGTTACCAGACAGATTAATATTTGTTAGACTACTTAAATCTGATAATGTAACAAAGTTATCTTCTCTACCACCAACAAGCTAAGCGTTATTTACTATCTTAACATCAGATAGATTAGGACAGTTCTCTATATCTACAATCTCAAGATTAATATTACTATCAACTATAAGCTTCTATAAGTTCTCACAGTGTGTAATCTTTACACTTCTCAAGTTAGCATAACCAGTAAGATTTAACTCTTTAATAGTATTACAATCTTCTATATATACAGAGCTTAAGTTATTACATCCTGAAAGATCTAAATCTGGAAGATACTGTTGATGTATAAGCCTTAAGTCCATAATATTACTATTTGTGATATTAAGACTTTGTAAAGGTACATTAGTTGGTATGAATATATTAGTAATACAATTGCTACCAGATATATCAATATCAGTTAACTTTGTAAACTTAGTCTTAGCGTTAGTAGTACCAGGATTCTATTCAATATCAAGATAGAATGAGTCTCCGCTAACAGCACATTCTGTATTTGCAAAGTTTATAGTTCTAACTTCTGATACATTTGCTTGTCTAAATACATCAAGACTAAACTAACCACTGAAGTACTTATTATTATGCATATCAATAGTATGTATAGCTGGCAAACCAAGAGGATCAATATTTAACTCATTTATAGATTTAGCAATAGAGCTAATCTTCATATTGTATAATGGAGTCAATTTATCTCCAAGTTCTATAATTGAATTAGAGTTATTAATAGTCCAAGTATAAGGACCACCTTGTTGCATATTACCAACATTAACATAAGTCTTTGTGTTGTTTGGTAGGAAGTAGAACGCCTGAACAGTATCACCAACAGCTATTCTTGATATAACTGGACAGTTAGATGTTACTGGCAAAGCGTCAACCTAAGTGCCAGCAACAGTGGCATTAACTGTAACGTCAGTGTTATTCTTAAACGTCATAGCTGCCTATCTCTTAGACATGTCTCTCCATCTGAACAAACTATCCAAAAATACAACATGCTTCTTAAGCCACGTTCTATTATGCGCTACCTTACGACCATGAAGCTTTACAATATCCTTAGCGTTTGTAATGATATTACTTGTAAACTGAAGCATGTACTTAAGCTTATAGTCGTAGTTGAATATAAGAGATCCACAAAGCTCCGTTTGCTTTACAAAGTACTTATCTGTAAAGTAATTCATAAATGTATCATAACCATTAGCGTTTGCCAATGCTTCAGTAAAGCTTCTAAACTCATACCAATACTGAGCATATATAGAATTTACTGTATCTTGACCGTCTCTCCACTTTGCTTTTGTAAATGGAGTGTCAAGAGAAAGCCATAGTTTATTAGTATTTGCAGATACTGTAGTTTTAGACAAGCCTTTATCATGGTTAAATGTTTCAGCTACATATTTCATACCTTGTGTAGCGTTCTCAGATGTAGCTTGATTAGTTATATACTTAATCCACACATCTGGATCAATCTTAAGCTCTCCTTGATTATCACTACCATTAGCAGTATCAAGGTCATAGAAGTCAACATAGAATGTAGATCCATCCCATGTTCTATATGTAGAGTTCTTACCAAAGTTATCTACAAGACCAAAGTAGTTACATATAATAAAGTATTTGAAAGCACTATCTACACTAAATCCCATATTATCACTAATACTATTAGGATCAACTATAATCTATTGCTTTTTATTTAACTTACTATAATTACCACTTGAATCAACTGTATACTGATCATAAGAACCAGAGATCATAGGAATCGTATTAGATCCGTTAACATCACTTGAATAACAACCCTCAATTGGGAGTTTCATAATGTTTGAAACGAACTCTTTAAATCCTGGATAATCTGAAGTTCTTTTACCACTTGGGAATCTAACTTCATATTTCTGATTTAGAATATTATCATCATTCTACCAGAAGTCACCCTTACTTGTATCAAGATCTTCTGGAAGGCTATTAGTTATTCTTTCAAATCCAACAAGTGAGTTAGTATCTTTAATCTCAATCCAAGCTGATTTATCTTGATCAAACGTTTCATCTATCTCTACATTGTCAGCATAGAATGGGAATGTTGTAACCTGAACAGGATTATGGTCTGTAGCATTCTTTATTGACTTAACCTACTTAAAGCCTAAGTTTCTATGAGCGTCACGACCAATGTTGAATGAGTAAACTCCAAGAGGAGTTACAGATAGTGTATTCTAAGCGTCTGTATAGAACTTTATGATAACAAACACAGGGAAACCTTCAACTGTATGTTTAAGTGTAGCTGTAGGTTGTTGTGTTTTAACATAAGGAGAATCATACACGTTCTTTAAAGCTGCAGGATCAAATGGGAAATAAGGATTATCCTTCTTACCAAGCTCTGTGTTTATAAACGATCCAATAGCTGCGTTATTAGCATGAGAACTATCTACAATATCAGCTTTCAGTGTATATGTCTGTTCTGGTATCCATGTTGACTTAGGTGTAAATATAGTACCAGTTGGTAATGTAATATTTAAGTTCTTTACTGAGTCTTTAAGAGTAGATGTACCCTGAAGACTTATAGTAGCATTCTTAATAGTCTTTACAGAGTTATCTGTATTTGAACCATCATTGCTAATACCAATTGGATCCCAGTACTGAACAACTTTATTCTCTGTCTCTGGTAATGTTACAGAAGATGAAGACTGTTGTTTAACAAATGAGTTAAATGACCAAGAAGAATCATTACTAACATCTATAAGCATAATTGGAACACCAATCTCTTTTGCATTCTCAGTAAGCTTATTTACATCAAGTCTGTTATTAGAATCAAGCAAGAAGTCTATAGTATATTGCTATGCATCTTGGTTATACAATAAAGACTTAATGTTACCATCAGCATCTCTTGAGCAGAAGTTCTTCTTTAACTCTGCATCAATTCTACCATAATTAGGAGCACTGTTAACATAATTTGTAGATATAATGTTATTTATATGCTAACACATTATATCAAACTCATTAAGAGCTTCTGTGTAAATTCTAATACTATATATATTAGTATCACACTTATTTATCAAATACTCCTTACCGCCTTTGATATATCTTCTACAACCTACATATAAACTATCACCCATCTTTATTCTGGTTGACAATTTACGTACTGCTGATACTACACCATCAAGGTATACCTTAACAATGTATTCTATATTACCATCAACTAATTGTGAGTAACAAACTATCGCAATATCATTATCAATATTATCTTCAAGTTCGAGAACTCTTTGATTATCAATATACAAACCATGTACGTCTATAGATATACCGTTTGTAATATCACCTAAGTTGTTATCAGCTACAGATACATCACCAGAGAATAATATCGTTCTATTATCATCTGGGTGATAATCAGCGTGGTAATGTAGACATATTGTATATACACCACCTAAAGATGATAGTAAGTCATCAAACTTATAATCTGAATTATCAAGCTTAAACTTATTTATAATACCAGTAGCTCCATTACTTACTCTGTAATAGAATTCTCCAGTATCTTTAACGCTAATAGCAGATCTAACATTTTGCTTAACTGTTGACATGTTAGACTTAGCTACCTTTGATTTAAGCTTGTATAAAGTATTGCTGTATGGGAATTCGTATGTACCTTGATTAAAGTTTCTTGCAGTCATATCAAAGATACAATTGTTGTACATATTAAACGTATCATTGATATAGTTAACCTTTGACTTAATAAACTTTACATAGTATACAGCTTCTGCTGTTTTATCACCAGCTTTAACTACAACTCTAACCTTAGATACTTTATCTTTTACCGCAAATTCTTTATTTGATACAGATATATAATCTTTAACAGTTTGTGCAAATATACCAGGCTAATTAGATCTAACTTGAGTGTCATCAATAAATATATCATAGTTAAATGATGTTAACTGTGATACATATGGAGTAAACTCAAGATATAAACTACCATCCATATTAACCTCTACAGGATTATTCTAATCCTTACTCATAACATTAGTTGAAATCATAATGTTATTTGATACAAGAGTTAATGAAGACTTAATAGTTTTAGTAATATTCTAATCTTGTTTATTTGTAAGAGTTTGTTTTACTGTATATACATCTATCCACTTTGTATCTTCTGTAAACAAGTCAGACAATTCTATGGAATTAGTCTACTGATTTGTAGAAGCTACACTTATGTCATAAGACTTCTAAATAGTATTACTATTGCCCTATATGGTCAGATCTAATGTATATTGACCAATAGTACCAACACTATATTGTAGTTTGATAAATGATGTATTAAGAGTTGTTAGTGAAGCAGCAACGTCTTCACATTTTAGTACAATATTATTATCAATAACAGAACCACTCCATTGACCTTGTCCGTACACACCGTTACTATCGTCATTATAAGATGCTGATATAACAAGTCTACCAGTATGGTTATTCAACGATTTAGCAATACTTGTATAAGGTATAAAAAATACACTATTGGATGCATTTACTGATGTGGCATATACCTTTGTACTACCTACATAAGCTGATATTTCCCAAGGTTTGTTATACTTAACAGATATACCTTCAACATTAACCTATAAGCCATCTTCTCCCATATTAATAGTAGAATTAGACTCTTTATTGTTAACCTTAATTGTTACTGATAATTCTTCGCCTGATGGTACTGTACCTCCACCACCACCAGAGCCGCCTCCACCATGAAGTGCAAGCCATGATATATTACCTTGTGCTACAGAAAGATCATCCTTTAATCTTTCAATAGCGGTATCTACCGAGATTACCGACTCGTTAGCTTTCAACATCTTTGGGTTAGATAGCGATACGCCTTTGGCATCACTACTCATCAAGATCTCCCATTTGCTACGATCGGTATTAAATTTCTTTAAGTTATTCATTATTAAAAGATTAAAGAGTTATTGTATACGTTTCTGTGCTTGTTATATTATAAGCTTGTTTATCAGCTTCAGATGTAGGCTCACACGTCATACTAACAGTAGTTAAGTTAGGAATCTGTTTATTTGGATCCCACTTAGCAGTGTTCTTATCTTCATTAACATCCCATACACCATGTATCTATTTAGCCTCAACAACTACAGAGTCGTTTGTAACCTTATACTTTATATACATAGGATAATGCTGCTTTCTATTCTCGTTAGGAGTAGTAGCATTAGATGCTGCTTTAAAGTAAGACATAAGCCAAGGTATTAAATATTCATCTCCAGAAGGCTGTTCTTTATTAGAAACAAGCTTATATCCAGTAGCCTAAGACATAACGTATGTAGGAGCTGTAATTATATCTACAAGCTCATATCTTGCGTAGTTGTTAGATGGATCAATATCCTATTGTCTTGTAACCTAAATTACTGGACGTCTTGATAAAGTATCATCAACATCTCCCATTATATCTACAGCAGGATTAACTTTATTTTCAGATGTAATATAATTCTCTGGTGCGTCATATATAGGTTTACTTAATGTATAAGTATGCTTATGACCGCCAAATACCATCTTTATTCCATGCTTCTTAAATAGTCTTGAGAATCTATATTTACCAGCAGTATTGTGAGTATTAAGATGAGAACCTTCTCTACCAGCGCTACCTTTCATAAACTACCAAGTAACCATTGTGAATGGCATCTCATGCATATATACAAATGGTTTCTTAACAAGCTTACCTGAGTTCATAAGTGATTCAAACCAAGTCTCTATACTCTAATTAGCAGCTTGTGCAAACGACGCATCTGCTATACCATTATTATATGTCTTACTTGAAGCTTCTGCTGTTTCTGAATTTAAACATACAAAACTAAAGTCTCCATATGTATAATAGTATAAAGAATATAAAGGATATGTACCTCCATTCCAAGTAAAGTTATAATCAAAGTCTGGATCAAGCTCAAATGTAAAGTATCTCAATACATTAATATGATTGAACTTAGAAGTGGCGTCTTCTCCATCTGTAAGAAGAGTTGGCTGTTCACTACATAGGTCATTGTTACCTATAGTAAACATCTCTGTCTTATTTGGGATAAATGTATCAAGAGCTTCATAATAATCAATCCACTCATTCTCTCTATTACCACTCTGTGCAATATCTCCAGTATTAACTAAGAAGTCAAAGTTCTCTTCAGCCATTATACCAGCAGATCTAAACCATGGTCTATAGTCTAACCAACTAAATCCCTATTGATCAGTCTCTTGTATAAAGGTAAATCCATTAGCAGCGACATCTGAATTACTTGCTACCTTTGTTTTATAGATCTTACTCTTATATGATTCATCTGTAAATCTACCTACTTGATATTCATACTCACCAGCTTCAAATGTATTGCTTAAAACAACCTTATGAGTTGTTACCCACATACCACTTGGAGTTCTCCATCTAAGTCTCTTATAATGATCTATGAACTTATTTATAGCTGCTGTGTTATTCTTATCACCTTGTGTTATAGATCTAACTACAGTCCATTCTGTTTGACCAACTTTCCTATATCTAAGATACTCGTCGTAGTTACCAACTGATACCCAGTTAAAGCATCTTGATGCCTTATAAGTATCTCCAGCTGTAGCATGTATACCGAATGTACATCTAACACAGTTAGGTTTAAATGGATCAAATGATGTCTTATTTGTAAAGAAGTTCTTACCTTCCCATGAAGCTTTAGGTGTAAACTTCTATTTAAGACTATCTGAATAGTAATACATTGGAACATTACCAGCAAACTATGTCTATGTGTTCATATTTATATATGTCCACAAAGACTTAGTCTTTCTTGCGCCGTACGCCTTATTTCCTTGCTTAGAAGGTTCAAGCATAAACCATCTTATGTATACACAATCTTTAGCATTATCTGTGCTATTAACCTGGAATGTAGCATCACCTTCATATACAGAACCTGAACCAAATCCACAGCTATCAATATAGCCTTGATATGTAAAGTTCTTATTCCACGGAGACTTCAACTCTCCTTTATCAAGATGATTGCCTTGCTGATCATATACCCAGTTGTTATCAATATCACCAACACATAGATAGAAGCTTGAAGCATCTTGACTAAATCCAATTGGATTATCGCCATCCATCCATATCTGATCGTATGTATTAACTTCTATGAATGCACTCTTATTAGTATTACATCTCTGTCCACGTATCAAATATGTAGAACCAGCTTTTATAATACCATCAAGCTTAAGTGTCTTCCACTTAAAACCGTTGTGACCATTACCATATAGAGTTCCATCTGTATATAACAACATTAAACCATTTAGATTAATATCGCTATTTGAACCATTTGCAAGCTCTATAAAGTTATGGCTACATATCTGATTATCATTGTTTACTCCTCCACAGTATACTTCATTTATACATAACAAATGATCAACATATACTTTCCATGCTGGGTCAATGTTACCAACTTTTGTAACCTGAATACTCTTCTTTCTTACAGTTATCTTACCATTCTGATCAACTTGTACGTTGTAAGCAGAATCTCCATCAGTAAATGTAAGATGATCAAGATGTGTAGCATATAAGTCGTCTACAGATATACCTCCACCTGATCCACCAGAAGACTATTCGCTTCCTACTACATTAAACTTACCATCTTTATACAGAACAACTTTCTTTCTATCTGTATAGTACAGAAGTTCACCGTCTATAAGATTCTACCTATTCTTACTAAAGTTAACAGCTGTATCCATCTTTATAGATATATGGTTAACTGTAGGTTCTATACCAGTTGTATTTGGCTGAGTAGGATCTGTATTAACAGTATGCTCTTCTGTTATCTCAGTAGGTCTAATAGGATCTGCTGTACGCATAATCATCTATCTTGCACTGGAGTTAGAATCTCCAGCTACAATGCCATTAAGGATCATCTTATTTATAGTGCCCATATTTGAGTATATATCCCTAATAGCCTCTTTAATCTTTAATAGCTCATCTGAATTAGAGCTATCTAAATGGACACCTTCACTGGTGTCTAACCATAGTACATCTTTTGTACTTGGCTCAACTTCGCCAACATATAAAACATTACTTATATTAAAGTTGTTTATAATGTTGCGTAATTCTTTTATAGAAGTGGAATTATGTTCTATACCCGTAGTATTAGCTTCTATAAGTCTACGAGCATCATTTATAATATTATCTTTGCCATCTATGTAGTTCTTAAGCTTATCTATCTACGCTTTAAGATCAACGTAATCAACTGGGGGTAAATTACTACCACCGCCACTATGACCACCAGAACTAAATCCACCTTTCAACAATATCTTCCTAATGGAATTAGCGTCTAATATATCTCCTTCTTCAAATACTTGTCTCGTAATGCTATCGCTATCACTAAACATAATAACTCGAGGAGTCTTTGGGTTAAACACATTTTCCACAAGTCTGGAACCAAAAAGTTTAGATTTCTTCATGTGCTATAATTTATATAATTATACAAACAAGGAAAGGGAACTACACATTATTGTGTAATCCCCTTACCGTCGGAATATTGCCAGTACCATTTACGACGCCATTCCGCATAGCCTTGTCACGCGTTACTCAGCTATCTCAGATCCGCTCACGGAATCCGCCGCTACCATAGTAGCATCTGTAGTAGTACTCTCAACGTCTTGAGTCTTCTCTGCAGCTGCATCAGGCGCGCTCAACTTCTCATCGCTGGAACCATAACCACCTTCACCACGTTCTGTCTCACTAAGTTCTGCTACCTCTGTAATTGTAACTTCTGGAATAGGCATGATAATCAACTGAGCAAATCTCTCACCAACCTTGTATACAGCTGGAGCAGCATCAGTAGTAACATGCATCTTAGCGGTAATCTCACCACGATAGCCAGAATCAATTACACCTACAGCATTAGTCAAAAACATAGACTTCTTAGAAATAGAAGAACGAGGGAACACTAAACCAACATGGCCTTCTGGAATTTCTACAGCCAGACCGCAATGGTATACAACAACAGTTTGACCACAATCATTTGGCTCAAGTGTAATATCTGTTGCTGTTAAGTCAAGTCCTGCGTCACCTTTGTGTGCGCGTATAGGCAATACAGCCTTATCATTCAATCTTTTAATTTTTAGTTCCATTCGTATTTAGTTAAAATTATACATAAACAAGTTACCGCACTAGGATTCGAACCCAGACAGACGTGGGGTTTGTTAAACCGACTGTTGCATCCAACCATAAGGTCAGTCTTCTCGTTCAGTCTGTCACGCTGCATTTAGCTTGCGCCTCGTCAACATTGTTTTCCGAGATATTTAGAGAAGATTCTAATTGTGGATTATTTATTATCCCACAACCATCCAACACAACCCAATAACTATTTAACCAAAAGTTGTCTTTATTTCGCATTATTGTACGAGTACATGTTTTTATACGTTTTGTAGTAACTTCATTATTTGCAATTAAATCTTTTGCTGTTTCAACTAAGCTACCATATCGCTTTATTTCATTATGATTAGCGTCATAACGTATGACATACTTTTGATTCGAGTGTTTTTGACCAGACTCGTTTACTATTTTCGTTACAACACATCTACGTATTCCTAACAAGGTAGATGTCTTTTTAACGCTTTTACAATCTTTGTAAGTAGATTCTACAAGTGTTCGTAACTCTTCTGTAATAGTATATTCTGATTCGTTACGTTGTTGATTTCTACTTCCATATGTAGTAGTTTGACTATGACAGTTTGGGCAAAGAAATCTGAGATTTTCTAATCTATTATCATTATTTATACCATTAATGTGATCCAACTCTAAGCTAAGTGTTTTATTATTCCATTCGACTGTTCCACATATTGCACATTTGTATGGAATTAAATTATTAGCTAATATATATCTGCGTAATACAGATCTTTGATGTTTTGAATTTTCTTTTAATAGTTTTTCAGGATCTACTTTATTAATATTTGTTTTCAAAATAGATTTCCCCTTAAAATCAGATGAAGTTAGATGTAATTCATCCATTCGTCTACGTACTTGTGAAAATCCCCAAGAGTTTCCTTTTATACTATATCCCAATTTAAATAAAACTTCTGAGATATTGCAGCTTTCTTTTATTAAAGAAATAAACTGTTCGTCCGTTTCTTTATAGATTTTGTTTGTCATATCAATTATTAGTTATTGAATTTCTAAGAGCCCACCGCGCTACCATTACGCTATACGGCAATATTATACTCTAGTAAGTCAAAACTATACCATATTATTACTAATATGCAATCTTGTGTGCGTCTTACATAGACTGCACCCGTGCATTGTAGAGTATAATGTGCGGATTTTAAAGATGCCGCACCATCTTAAATAAAATGATAAAAATTTATTTTTCTGTTAGAAATCTTATTGATTAATTCATTTACTTTGATGTAAATGTAATACAGATAATTAATTTAAAATCAATTTTAACAATTTTATTGTGAACAATTTAAAATTATGAAAAT